GCACGACAAGGTGGGGTGGATAAACGCGAGGTTGGTGCGAATCAGTTGATTTATGCGGTACGCCGATTGCTGGATACTCAACGCTTGGGCGGATTAGTTAAGCCGTTAAAACCGCTGGCGATTCGGACGTTGTTTAATAATGCGCAGTTTCGCACTGAAAAAGTCACCGCGTATGCCATTGAGTACGAGGCGGCATTTGATGATGTTGCACCGCTAGAAGACGGTTTGTATCCAGAAAAAACACAAGACCCGGCTAACCCTGATTTTGTGTTTACCCATTATGCGGCCGAACTCTCCCCGGCATCGCCAACCCTTGAGCGTGTGGACGGCAAACTGTATGACCCAAACAACAATGCCGAGGTCGGCTTTAGTGTAAAAACAAAGGAAAAAACATGATTGTAAAAGCAGCCAACGGGGTGAAAGTCCCTCTAGAAAATCAGCCGCACGCCTACATCGAGCAGGAGCCGGTTGAAGTAGAAAATACAGTCTATTATCAGCGCAGAATCGCTGATGGTGACTTAATCGAAGTGCAACCAACCCGCAAGCAAAGAGGTGTAGGTAATGACTAACATTGAATTTGATAAAATCCCGAACAGCTTACGTAAGCCGGGTGTTTATACTGAATATAACGCTAAAGGCGCAGTGACAACCTTGCCAACGAATGAGCAAGAAGTGCTAATTGTTGCGCCGATGATTGGTGGAGCAACCGCATTTACCCAACCCGTGCGCGTGTATTCTGACCTTGATGCAGCAGAAGTATTCGGCGCAGGTTCGTGGGCGCATTTGATGACGCGCATGGCTATTACCAACAATTCGCTCATCCGTTTATCTGTGATGGGGTTAGCGGATAGTTCTTCTGGTGTGGCGGCAAGTGGTAGTTTAACTTTAACCGGTACTGCAGCAAGCCAAGGTGTCATGACAGTAACCATTGCCGGTATTGATTACAAAGTAGCGGTGGCAACGGGCGAAAAATCCGATGCGGTGGCAGCGCGATTGAATGCAATCATTAATGGTGCGACAGATTGCCCAGCAACATCAGCTGTAAATGAGAGCACGATTACGTTAACCGCAAAATGCAAAGGTGAAATTGGCAATGAAATCAATTTGACCGCAACCAATACGGCTAAAGATATGACTATTAATGCGACAGCATTTGCCAACGGTGCAGAAAATGCGGATTTAGCCCCTGCATTAGCAAGTGTTGCCGGTACGCATTATCACATCATTATTTCGCCATTTGCGGACGACAAAAACGCCAAGGCCTTGCGCGAACACTTGGAATCTGTGTCTGCTCCGCTTGAGAAAAAACCTGCTATCGGTGTGTTGGCGTGGCGTGGCAGTATGGCAACCGGTACAACCTACACCGAAAAAATCAACAGCGAGCGTATCACTTGCGGTTGGTACAAAGGCGCGATTGAATCTCATGCCTTGATTGCTGCCGGGTATGGCGCAGTGATTTCAGGCGAAGAAGACCCGGCACGTCCGTTAAATACCCTTGAAATTAAAGGCTTAAC